CATCACCAACATCTACCCAAGTTCCTCTTTTCTTCCTGGCGAAGACCCTACTTAAACTAAAAACCCCTCTTGTATCTGCCATCACTTACACCTATGAAGTTATTTGTTTGCCAGAGATTTGTGCCTCTATAGTTTCTGCTTGATCTACTGTAATTTTAATAACATCATCAGTGAGTAATCTCTTTGGTTGTGCTAATAGTTCCACACTTCCATACTTTGGAACAATCAGATTATCAACAAGTTTAGTTGTTGAAGCACCAGTGGTAACATCAACTGTGACAGGGTATGAACCAGTGTCAGTTTTGTTTACCAATCTAATGGACTGAACAACACTTGGATATGTTGATGAAGTGTAAACACCAACAGGAGTTGTAACTCCAAGTCCAGCGGTGCTAATACCTACACCAAAGTAATCACTACCAGATTTCTCTTCATAGGTGATGAATACTTTTACAATGTCATCTGTACCAGCTCTACTATAATCAGTAGATCTGATTGTGATTCTGTCATTTGCATTCAGAATCTGAGGTTGCTCCAACAATTCAATGGATGTTCCTGTTGGAATTGGAATATTGTATGCAAAGTAACTTCTTTGTCCTCCACCATATCCTGTTGTAAAGTCAAATGCTCCAATGAAATTAACTTCTGTATTACCTGTTGCTACATTGGATGCAAAGATAGAATAAACAAGATATTGTGTATCTGCTGTTGCAGGAAGTGTCAAGACAGTTGTGCCAATACCAGTTGCAGTTGCTACAACAGTGGTGGTGATACCAGTATTAAACTGACTACCATCACCACCACCTCCTCCACCACCAGCAATACTGATATCTACAGTATCAGTTCCTGCATCATATAAGAATGTATTTCCTGCTCCAATGAAATTCAGTACCTTAACTGGATTTCCTGATGTAATGGAAGTGCCAGCAGAACTAATACCAAGAGTAATACCACCATCAGCATTGAGAACACCAGTGAGTGTAGAAACACCACTGACAACCAAACTGTTGGTTCTTACATCAACAGTTTGACCAATACCAGTTAGTGTACTACCATCACCATAATAATTAGTAGCTGTTACAACACCAGTAACAAATACATCACCCACCACATCCAGTTTAGTATCTGGAATGGTTGAGCCAATACCAATATTATTAGTAGAACTGGCGGTAATAGCATTCCTATTACCTAATCTTGATAAGTCTCTTGCTCTAGTCATTACACGACTACTTTTTTACTTATTTATCAAAGTCTAGCAGCAGCTTCTTCGTCTGCTCTTCTTCTCCACGGAGTAACAGGAGTATCTTTATAATACTTTCTTGGATTTAGAACCTTATCCTTTGCTTCAAGGACTTTTGCTTCTTGCTCATTCTGAACTTTGGTTTTGAGTTCTGATGCAGCAGTGAAACACCACCCAAGAACATCATCCTCTTCCAAGTCATCAAATGCAGTGAATGCATCAGGATCTAAACCTTCAGTGCTTAAATCCACATCATAATAAGTGAACTCTGTGATTGTCTTGGACTCTGTGACTGTGGTTGCAATACCTACTCTTGGATCCACATCCATATCATAAATGGTTGTCTCATAAGTATGGTCAAAGGTTGTTGATGAATGGAGATAGATTTGTGCTTTGTAAGCAACATTCTCCAATCCATCAACTTCACCAATGATATGAAGGTTTGGAATTGTGTATTCGTGCTGAACTGAATTTGATGTGACTATCATTGGTCTTTTTTAGTTATTTATTTTACTTGGCATTAGCAGTAGTAAACGGAGACTCTGCGAAGGCAGCGAATATCATAGTATCTCCATTTTCATTCCATATACCAGTATTGTTTCTTACCTTAAATCCATTTGATAACATATCAATTTGGTATGTGCTATCTGCAACTCCACTATTTTCTATTTCAGTTTGATTTGGTTTTAATTGTTTATTGCAGGGGTTTGATGATGCTCTACTACTATCTTGAATACCCCAATCTCTACCACCAGTATCATCAGCATTCTTCACCATGACCCATGCCGGCTTAAATCCACAATATACAAAAGGACCATCAGCATCTCCATTTCCAACATAACTTCCAAACTTACTGAAACCTTCTATTTCTGCCCAACAGTAAGCAATATAAGGGGCACCGGAGGCGTTTGTTGTGGCAGATGTACCGGTACTAAACACCGTTGATGTTGGCGTTACATTTTGCCAGACACTTGAGTCCGAACTATATGCATTTGATAGGTCCAAATAGGCATATCTATTTGGACCCTCAACCGCATGGTAAACAGGCCAATTTTCAGTTGCACCACTTCTACGCTTTGCAATAATCATTTTTGGTTCCTTTTCAAGTCCGTGACCGATCGTAGCATTAGATCCAGTTCCAGTATAAGAAACAATAGAGAACCCAGCATCCTGATTGACACTCACCACAGAATTGATTGAACCATCTGTGTTTGCTGTTGTGGTGCCTGCTCCTGCTTGCCAACACCAGGCGACAAAATCAGTACTACTATTATTCCAATTTGAAGATAGACTAAACCCATCGGCATTAAAACTATATGGACCATTTATTGCTTCTACGTTAGTTAAATTAGCATATAAAGTGCGTCTTGACCCACGAACAGAATCAAATATTCCATGATTGTACGCCTGATTTCTTGCTTTAACCCAAACCAAGTCAGGAGTAAATCCAATACCAGTAATATTTCTACCATCAGAGCCATCAGCCCTATAAAGCACCGTCTTAAAGTGCTCACCAGGATTCTTAATCGCAGGAGTTGGTAAGTTGTCCTCACATAATGCTAGGAAATCAGTTGGAGGTTCATACTTAAAGAGTCCTTTGCCGTTGCTGTCTGTGAAGGTTCCTGCTGTGATGTTTCCAGAGAATGTTGGGTTTTGACCGAAGTTTAAGGAATGTTCCTCTGATCTGTAAATATACATTACTGGCGACCAACTTTCAGTAACAACACCAACAGTTCTAATTGCAGTGTTTCCAGCAGCAACTTGGGCTTTGGTTAAAGTCACAACACTAGAACCATTATATCCATACCACTGATCATTAATACCAAACCATAACTTTCCGTCAGTACCATCACTTGACCAAGCACATTGTATAATGTCTCCTCCAGTTAATGCAGTATCACTTACTTTTGCAATAACATCAGTTGTATCAAAAATCAAATATGGTCTCAAACTATCAGCACCATATGGTCTTATTTGGGTTGTTCCATCAGTAAGATATGTACTACTAATTCTTTGACCATTCTTTAAAATTCCAATATTTGGCCATCCACCGGTGGATGATGTAATTCTTGTTTCCCAATAGTATTCTCCAGTTGTTGGGAATCCAATGGTTGCTCTTCTTCCTGTTTGATTGTTATTACTAGCAAATGTTAAATTTCCATTAGAAAGAGTTCCTTGACTATTAGTATCAACAAAATTCAAAGTCGCAAAGTTATTCGCAGTCGTATCGGGAACTGCTCTCCAAGTCGCAATACCTACTGGTGTATAAGGTCTCGGCACATCAAATCCACCTTTGTATTTTGCTACACCTTTGTATACTCGGAGGTCTTGTATGTAACCATTGTAAAAAGATGTTTCACTTTGGTCCATACCAAATCTTGCTTCAGTGTTGGGTGATACAACATTAGCAGTAAAATTAGTGTTAATTCCCGTAGCAACACCATTGATATATCTTGTTAAAAGACTTCCATTTCTTTCTACTGCTATATGTGTAAATTGTCCTGTTGTAATTCCTGTAGCAGGTGCAATTTGTTGAGAACCACCCAGATAAATTTCTCCATTTGCACCAACAAATAAATTATTTGTTGCAGATGCTGCTCCTCTTAATTCAAATAAAGGTCTTTGCTCGGGGACACCAGAATACCAACACTCTAAAGTAAAGTCACCTGTACCAAAAGTAAAATCAGTGAGATCTGTAGAGGTAGTGAGTTCAGTATCTGATCCATTAAACAGCATTGCACTACCATAATATGAAGAGGTTGTGCCAATACTCGCATTTGTTGTCATTGTTTTATTACTTCCACTACCTTTAATATCAGCAGAGTAATCGCCAAATCCACTTGAAGTTCCACCACTAATACCAGGAACAGCAAGAACCAAATTAGCAGCATAAGGGTCTGTTCTTAACTGACTTACATAAGCATCAGTAGTCGTTGGAGCACCGTTGCGTGGTTGTGGTAGATCTTCACCTTTCAGAGTGATAATACTATTTGGTGTGGTATGGAAGTCAGCACCAAAGTTGGAACTATCATTCAGTGGTATGTAGACACCATTGACTCCAAAACCACCATTGCGTTCAATTTGTGCTTTGATGACTCTTGGTGTCTTTGGAACCCATTGTCCTGGTCTGAAATCAGTTGCTTGTGTAGAACCAGCAGAGATGTAACCGTTTCCGTCCTTATAGAAACCAAACACATCTGGTGTGAGTGCTTGACCGTCTACTAAGTAGAGGTCCATCATCTGCCCGTGCCAGTTGCCAGTAAGAACACCAATTCTTTTTCCAATGTAGTGAGCAACTCTTTGATTTATCCAAGATTCATAATTTATTGAAATTGGATCTACAGCATTGCCAGAACCGGATTGCAGGACACCATTAATATATTCAGCGGCTTTAACTTCTTGTTCTCCCTCCTGTGTGGTATCAACATAAGCCAAATAGTGTGTCCATCCAGAATAATCTTGGTATTTTGCTGGTGGAGTTTGATAATACCCATATGTACCACCAACTCTATTCCACATGTGTAAGTTATGACCGCTATTCAAATACCATGCAAACGCATCATTAAAATCTTCTGTGGGTCCAGCATTGAACAAATGACCTCTATGAGAGGTCGCATCTGAATTTCTCTTTGCCCAAACAGAAATTGTAAACCTATAACTGTTACCAGTGCTTGTGGGCGTTCTCTTTAAGTATTCTTGTGCCATTATTGTTTACTCCTATTCTAAAATGGTGGAACCAGAAGGGAAATAGTCACTGATAATCTCTACCCAATCAGTGCCATTATAGAACTCCAGTGCAGAGTTTGATGTATTCCATCGCAAGTATGGATTGTTTCCAGAAGGTCTTTGTGCTGTAGTACCTTGTGGAAGTGCAATACCAGTGGTTGTTTGTGATAAATCAACACCACTGGAGTCAATAGTAACTCCAGAACCAACATTAATTTTATTATTAGTACCATCAATGGTGATTGATGCTGTACCAACTGTGAGAATTCCAGTTACTCTTGCATTTCCCTCAACAAAGAGTGCTGTTGTTCCAATTCCAATGGTAACAGTTCCAATACCATTAGATGATCCAAGTGTGGTGATGCCAGAAACCACAAGTGTATTTGCTCTTACATCAGATGTATTAGCAAGACCAGTGATAGTTACATTTCCTGTAGCACCACTTACAGAGATGTTATCACCTGCTGTAATGCCAGTAACAATACCACTGAGAGCAGAACCATCACCAGTTGTAGTTAAAACACTTACACCACCAACAGTTGCACTTCCATCAACTGTAAGGTCTCCACCTACAGTAAAGTTGCCAGGAGCATCAGTGACTGCTGCCACATTAAATGCTTTGTATGCAACAATCTCAACAACATCACCACTTACAGCAGCAGCATTCAGAACAACTGTGCTACCATTTGAGGCAACATAGTCATTACCAGAACCACTGATAAGTTTAGAACCATTCAGATATACTTCAAGATATCCAACAGTATATCCTGAACTGAATGTGAATGTTGTTGTATCTGTTGTTGGAGCGTATACCTGTCTGGCAACAACTACAGATGAGTCACCAGGAGCTCTTCCAATATATCCGTTTCTATCTGCCATTAGCTAACTCCTGTGAGGATGCTGAGATTTACATCAATAGCATTTGCTGTATCACAATATACTCTTATCTGATCATCTCCTTCAAGAACTGTCTTACCAGCATCAGAGATAACAAAAGAACTTCCAGAAGGAACAGGAATATCACTTGCTAATGCAGCAGTAACACTTGAACTATTATCAAGAACCTCAACTGTTAGGTTGACTTGATTTCCTGTATTGTTAGCAAATGTTCCACCAATCAAAATACTCTTCACTCCAGTAGATGAAGTGTATGCTGTTGTCATCCCTAAGAATCTAACAGTTTGACTTGATGCTGATGCAGTGTTTGTTGAATCCCTATCAACAACAACTTCACCTGCACCAATGGATGAAACTCTTGACCCAGCAATAAAATGCTGTGTGTCAACGAGATCATTAACACTAACCAGAGAAGTTGAAATCCCAGTAATAAGGTTTGTGGTGATGCCAATAGAACCGCTGGAACTTGTAGTTACAATCCCTGCTGCTCTTGTTAATGAATTGGAAAATGCTTCTGCCATTGTTCTTTAAGTGTTATGAGTATTTATTAACCGCCAAGAGCGATTACAAGTCCAATTGATGCACCTGGTGTGATAGTAACTGTTGCTATTCCTGCTGTAGCAGCATCAACAGTAATATTAGTACCTGTGGTTGATTTGAAGTCAATCATTGTTGCACCAGCACCAATGAATGTACCCTCTGAACCAAGACCAACAGTTGCTGTTAAGTTTGTTGCAACACCAGTCAGATTTGAACCATCACCATAGTAAGTAACAACACCAGATGTTGCTGTTACAATTCCAGATGAAATTTGTACTGTACCAAGAGTAGCAATACCAGTAATTCTGATATTTCTACCAACAACTTCATCATAAACAATGTCATCAAGAACATAGAGATCACCACCAACATAAAGGTCTCCACCTGTTGTGGTAATTCCTCCACTGGAAGCAAGAGTGGTGATTCCAGAAACAGCAAGTGTTCCTGTTAATGTTGCATTACGTGCTGTAAATTCATCAAATACCAGGTCATCAGAAACATAAAGATCACCACCAACATAGAGGTCTCCTCCTGTTGTGGTAATTCCTCCACTGGAAGCAAGGGTTGTAACTCCTACTGACCTCAGAGTAGATGAGAAGTCAGCAATTGCAGCAGTAACTGTACCACCAACTGATAAATTCTCAGTCAGTGTAATGCCACCAGTAACATTGATGGCAGTTTCAGCTGTACCAACCTTTACAATGTCCAGAGTATATGCTGGACTTGTTGAATTGATACCAATAAGTCCACTGCTCTCAACAGCAAAAATAGTACCAGAAATTCCCACATCAAGGGAATTCTGTGCTGTTAAGATTCCTGTGAACCTACCATTTTCTGCTTTGATGCCTTGACCAACGACATCAAGAGTGGTGGTTGGTAGTGTAGATCCAATACCTACCTTATTAAGGTCAGAAGTTGCAAAAACTAAATTGTCTGCAACCTCTATACCGTTTTTGACTACAAAATTCTTATTGATAGCCATTCGGGTTCACTCTCCCCCGTTGCTTGTTTTTTATTATTTATATCAAACAGTTAGTCCAGGCGATATTCACCTGTTCCATTCCATCTACCAGCATTTGGAGTAACCTGAAGGTCATTCCAGTCACTATCAGCACCAGCACCACGTCTATCATCAAGTTGCAGTGTGTTACCACTGATTCTTAGTCCAATAGATCCTGGACCACTACCAGATACACTGGACAATTTGTAAATTGTTCCAGGAGCAATTTCAGCAGTTAATGTACCACCATTAGGTCCAAATGAAAGGCTGCTTGGTCCTTCACCCTGAGACAATGTGTAAGTGACTCTGTTAGCATCACCTGCTTCTCTGGAAATGCTGAATGTAACTGTTTGTGTTGCTGGTTTCAGTGAGAATGTAATGTAAGAATCTGTACTACTATTTCCACCCTGAGTGGACTTTCTTATGGTAGCAGTTCCATTGGTATAACCACTTCCACCACCTCCACCACCACCATTTCTACCACCTTCACCACCTGTTGCACCATTACCACCATTACCACCATTATTAACACCAACACCACGTGTAGTGGTTACAGTATAACCAGGTTTAAATCCTCTGATGACTGATGCACTTTCTGTTGCCTCTGTGCCATCATTATATCTAAACTTAATATTTCCTGAACTGTTATTGCTACAAGCAGAAACTCCCTGATCGATCCAATGTCTTCCTCTGGAGCAGGTAATAGTTCTACCACCAGCAGAACCAGAAGCAATAGAATCCCCAGAATACAAGTTGACACTTGATGCACTAATAATTGATCCCCAAACACCAGCAAGTGTTAAATTACTTGGAACTACAGCACCAGAACCTTGAATTGTAGCACCTCCATTGGCACCATTACCATTAGCTCCACCACCTGCGCCACCATCTCCATCTCTTCCAGCATCACCACCCTGTCCTGTAACAAGAATAAGAGTGGAACCTTCATAAACAAAAACAGCAGAGTTGTTTGATATGCCAATAATAGTATACTCAGTGTCCTCTTTTATTCTCAAATCAACTTCAGTGAATCCACCATTACCACCTGTTCTACTTCCATTGTTGCCACCTTTTGCAGCATAGATTTGCATTCTTGCATCAAAGGATGTTTCTGGACTATGGAATGTGATGACACTATAATCACCACCAAAAGTATTTCTATTTACAGTATATGTTTCTGTACTGTCAAGATTAACCTCAGCAGTTTTATACCTGTTATTAACAACATCAAATCCTTCAAAGTTAAGAACATTTCTAGCTGCAACACCAGTAAAATCTACTGTGTTTGATGTAGCAGAAATAGTAGTTCCATCTATAACAATTGATGCTGTGAGAGCAATGTCATCAGTTCCAGTTCCCTCTCTTTCTATAGTCAGTGTCTCTGTTCTTGACCCACCAATGAAAGGACTGGATCTATCAGAAAGTGCTGTACCATTCTTAGTCCACTGGAATGACAGAGCACCAAAACTTGTATCACTAATAGTTGTATCAGCAGTAAACACTGCTTGACCACCTTCACCAACAGTATCATCAGATGGTTGTGTACTGAATGTAATTGTTGGATAGACCGTCAGAATTCCTACATTAGAATCTAAAGGTTCATTTCTGGCATTACCAGTATCAACTGAAGGAACATAATCTGCCTTTAGATAGAATCCTCTTCCATTGTCTCCTGGAGACGAAATATTACTAACTGTAAGTGTTGTAGTTGCTGTTCCACTTAGATTAGTTCCATCAGACAGAGCACCATTTTGATCATACCATTGATACGAGATAGAACCACTGTTTTCTGGAGATGAATTTCCTGGAAAACTTACTGTTGCAATTCCCACAAAGGTAGCAGTTCCAGAGGCACTCCTATAAAGTCCCTCTGGTTGCGTTGTAAATGATAAGATAGGACCATTCAAATCTAATGTTGTTGGAATGTGCCTATAAACTTGGTGTATTGCTATTGGGCTCATGAGAAGTTCTGTCCTCCTGTTACACCATAGAGTGTAGATCCACCATCAAAAGTCATAAAGGAATAGATATCTGTCTTACTTGCTGTTGCAGTAACAACAGGAACCACTCCACCTGGCCAACGAACTGGGATGGTTGCCCCTCCAGCTGTCTTAAATGTATCTATACCAACTTGGTGACCTGTAGTATCTTGTGTAATCTTGATGGTAAATGCTGTAGCAGCATCAGCAGGAACATTAATCAGAGTGAATTCATTAACTTGTGCTGAAACTGTCAGTTCAAATGTTTGTGCCTTTGCAAGATCAACACTAACAACATTAGAAGAAATGCTAAGATCAGAAGCAATTTCATAGTATGACTTCAATCTTGCAGTTCCTTCAACATCCAGAGTTGCTCTTGGTGAGGATGTACCAATACCAACACCTGATGTAGCAGAGAGAATTGTACCTGCTGTACCAACTCTCAGTGTGGTTGAAGTAACAACTCCTGCTGTAATTCTACCACTGCTGCTATCATTGAGATTGAATCCACTGGCAGTGATAATTCCAGAAACATTGGCAGTAGAAAGTTTAACAGTTCCTTGGAACTGCGATTCATTTCTTACCATCAAAGCAGTTCCACCAGCACCAATCAATCCAAGATCCAAGTTGTAGTTGCTATCTGGTGTAGTGCTTCCAATGCCAACATTCAGATTATCAATAGTGTAGATGCCAGTTCCAAGACCAACACCAACACCTGCCCACAAACTATCATTTTGAAGGTTGACCAGTGCTGAACCATCTCCAACAAAAGCATTTGCTCTAACTGTTCCATCAACTCTCAGTTTATCACCATTAGCAGTGGTTCCAATTCCAACACCAGAAGATTCAACAGTAAATTGTGAACTTCCTGCACCTACCTTAAAGGTTGCTGTTCCTGGAGTTGTGGTTCCAATTCCGACTTTATCAAAGATGAATACCTTAGAATCAGCATCCAAACTAATACCACCAAATGGATACCACCCTTTGTCTGTGGTATAAGTCCAACCAACAGTTCCTGCTTTAACTGGATTTGCATTAAATACTACATCTCCAGGATTACCTGCTGATGTGGGTGTAGAAATTCCAACAGTGTAGTTTCTGGAAACTGTTGCATCACCTTGAAGGAATACTGAGTTAGCTTCAATACCCTTACTGGAAGTGGATGTTAGTTTTTCATTGAATACAACAGGTCCATTGAATGATGAGAGAATGTCATTATTCTGTCCACCATCAACATTGATTGATCTTGAAATATTTGCCTCAAGAGGACTGATGACATCAAAACCATCTGAACCTAATACATCTGGAGAGAAGATGTCTTCACCAGTGATTGATTGTACTGGTGCATTATAGAGTTCCTCTTTTCCAGTGTTGGATGATATTCTCTTATTGCCAATATAGAAGTCACCTTTGTCATTCATTCCAGTGTAGACCGTGATGCCTCCATTGGATACAACTGACTGCGATGTCAACTGCTCTGCCAGTGTAAGTTCTCTGGTTTGCTTATCAGGGAAAGCAGTTGAATAGTTACCAGGACCAAATCCAACATATTCAAATGTATGACCAGATGCTCTTGAAATAGAATTTCTTCTGAATTCAACTGGTCTTACTGCAATTTTCTTAACAACACTGGCATCAACATGAGTTGCAGCATTTGTTCCAAAGATACCTCTAAAGACCTTAACAGGATTTCCTGTTACAGTGGTCTTAATTCTCACAATTTCATCATCAATTTTGAGGTAATCACCAATCTCAAAATTAAAGTTGCTTACATTTTCAATAGAAATTTCATCAATTGTAGTGCTGGTGACTGGTGATGAAAGCACCGTGCTAATACCAGCATAGATGTCTGCACTTCTTCCACCAAAGTCCTCATCAAGAGATCCAATATTTCCACCTCTTGCAGAGAGTCCAGTATAGTAACCTCTCAGAGTTCCACTTACTGTTGGAATATTGGTAGTGATACCAATATTGACTGTGAAAGTTGTCAGACCAACATTTTGTGCTACAACAAACTCATTATTATAGAAGTCATTTGATGCTCCACCAATCCTGATGCTGTTATTGCTTCTCAGTCCATGATTTTGAACAGTTTTGACAGTTGCAATTCCAGTGACATTATTATACTCAATTGAAGTGATGTCCAGTTTTGGACCTGTTGTACGAAGAGTAGCGAACTGAGTAACAGTTACACCAACACCAATTGTAGATTTATTATAGACAGGTGATACTGATTCTACCTCAATCTGTTTGGTTGTGGAGATTCCAGTAATTCTATAGAGTTGATTATAGTCATCATAGGAAGCAGAACTTACACCAACAAGAGCAATTGTATCTCCAACATTACTATAGATGTTAGAAACAGTTACTGTTCCTTGTGAGAATCCAGTGGTTGTTGCTGTTCCAGTAACATTAAGGACTTGTCCAACAGCATAGTTGGAACCACCACTCATAATTTTTACTGCTGTAATTTCACCAGATGCATTGACTGTGACTCTGGCATTAGCATTAATACCAGTAGCAGAACCTGTCAAAGTAGCATTGTAAAGGTTTTCAGTTCCACCAGTTCCATTGCCATATCCTGAACCAGCATCAGTAATTGTGACAGCAGTGATACCATTCAAACTATGGTCACGATCAGTGAAGATGGTATGAGCAGTTCCTGCTGTGCTGGAAATAATATCAGTAATACCAATGCCAAGTCCACCATCTTGGAATGACTTCTCTAATGACTCTCTTGTAATGCTGTGCTTTGGTTCAGCAATTACTACCTCACCAACTCTGTTTGGAAGAGCATAAGAAGAGGAGGATTTTGGATTTGATTCTGGATTATCTCTATCCAATTGTGGATAAAGATTTCTTACTGGTTGTGAGAAATTGTGTTTTGTGTTGTTGAAAGGAGCAACTGCTGGTTTGTTGCTTGAATCTAAAACTGTGATGTAATAGATTCCATCTTGCTCTCCAGTTACATACTCTTTAACTTGCTGAATGTTATAAGCATAGTAGTTATTATTAAATGTCTTGCGCTTATAAGTTGGTAAACTTGTTGTTCTTTGTGAAGTGTCATTTGTGAATGAACCTGGATTGCTGCTTACACCATCAACAAAGAACTGTCTTGCACTGGAAATTCCAGTAACCTTAAAGGTTCCATTGAAACCAGAGTTTGCTGTACCTACAGGGAAGTTGGCACTTGTGACATTGGATATTTGAACACTGGAACCAATTGAAAGGTTGTGAGGAATTTCTGTGGTATAGTATGCAGTTCCACCAGACCAATCTGCATTTGAAATGAAACTAAAGTTTCTCATCTCAGTCACATTAGACATTGTGACTGTAGTTGGACTAAACTGAAGTGCAACTTCAGTATCTGATGCTCCAGTTACATCACCAGATTCTTGAATGACAAAGTTTTCCAGTGGAGCTCTGGATGAAGTAATACCACTACCAGAAGGAATTACATATCTAAACTTGTAAACTCTGTCATCAGATGCTCTGGTATCAGGTGTTCTTGAAATGTAAGTTCTGGAAGTAGCATCTCCCAATGATGCTGTTCCAAGATCTACAATAGTAGGATAGATTGTATTATCTGTTGCTGCTGTTCCAACAGTAACATACCACTGATTTACATCAGTATCATACTGAATTGGGTGTCCAATGTCACCAGCAATCTTATCACTTACTCTACTCTCAACAGTCAAATTACCACCAAGATTGTTGATGGTCAGATTACTTCCAGTTTCTGCATCATTAGGAGTTTTTGCAACCTTGATTTGATCTGCATTGAGTCCAGTTGTGATTGCATAGTAAATTCTGTTCTGATCCAGACCATCAGGGAGTCGACTGTTGTCACTGAAGAATCTGATGGTTTCACCATTGATGAAGTTATGATCTTCTTTAAGGGTCAGAGTTGAGCCACTGATGCTGTTTCCTGTGGATACATTTCTACCAACTTCAGCAACTTTAATTGAAGTTACTTGATTACTACCCTCCTCTGTGTTGGGCATAATCACTCTTGCATGGTAGGTGGTTGGAACACCCTCTTGCGTAATCAGAAGATTCAGTTTCTCATCTGACTTTGCACCAATTCTATAACCCTGAAGTATAGAATCTGGTTTTGATTCTTGATTAGTTTGATTGTACAAATACAATCTACTTGTTGAACCAACACCAACAGTTCTTGATACATCAATAGCATCATACTCTAAAGTAACTGTTACTGGATCAACTATTTTTGGAGGAATAACATTAGTAATATAACCAACATCATCCTTGGAAAATGCCTCATCTCTGAATCCATCAGATTTGAATGCATTTTGACCAAAGTTAGAGTTAGAGTTTGTTACAGAGAAATCACCACCAGATTCTGTGACAAACTGGTGTGAATATCCAATGGCAAAAATAGAAACAAGTTGAATGAAGGAATTATTAGATGCTTTAATATGGAAGTTCTCATAAGCAGGTTTATATTTTGCATTAGGATCACTTTGAAGATTATCTACTGTGGTGCTGTCATCATAAGCACCTGTTGTAGAATTGTATCTTACAAAAGCATTATCATCTGTCTGTAAACTGACACCAGTAAACTGAGCAACAACCATTGACTTGAATCCACTGGCTTTGGATCCATCAGCGTGCATACCACACATACCATAAACAGATCTCATTGAGACGTTGAATACGTATGGAGATGCTGAACCAACAGTATCAATAACAAGAGATGCTACACCACCTGTTGGTGAAGGAAGTGCTGTAACTGGTGCAGTTGGAACTTCATACTTGAATTTAGTGGTCTTACCATCAGAATCTTGTGTTACAACTTCTGTAACGAAGTAGATTCCGTCGTATCCTGGAGAAGGAATGCCATCAATCAGAACTCTGGTATCAACATCCAAACCAGAGAGTCCTTCTGTCAGATCTACTGTGATAGTTGTTCCAGTGACTACACCATCACCAGCTTTGATACTGGTAATACCAACTTCACCAGCAGTGGGACCAACAATTCTGTATTCATCAATCTTTGGTTGAATATCTACACCAGCACTTGGGTAATTTGGTGTAATTTCACGTCCAGAATCAGGTCCATAAACAAGACCAACTTTCTCATAGTACATATCCAGATCAGTTCTGGATGTATAGAAAGATCCAATGAACTCATCTGCAATATTTGTTGCATTTGTACCATCTGCATACTCAAATGCAGTCAACTTATGGTGAGAGAAGTCAGGAGTAAAAGTATTTGCAGTATAATCTTTGTAGATGGGGGTGCTGGGATTAGCATCAAGGAGGGTAAATGACTGAAGATAGCAACCACCAGTCAATCTGAAGATAGCACTTCTTTCAATATCATCATTCTCTGGGTTTGGGACATATTTTGGACGAACCTTACATTTACGAAGATCTTGACCTACAATAGATACACCTCTTGGTACAATAACTCCACCATAGATACTATTCAGTTTATAAAGAATATTGTTTGAATTGTCTATATTGAAATTTGAAACAGAAGTGAAAGATTCAAAATCACTTGATGTTGTTCCATTTCTCAACCTAAAATTGCCAGATCCATCAGGAATCCATCCTGGTCTGTTGTCTATTAAGTGCTCTCCAGGAGCAAGCATAATAGTTGTCTTCTCAAATCTATCATTGTCAATGCCAACCTGATAAGAAAATCTTGCTGCTTCAATCAGTGCCCTTTGAATAGTAATGAAAGGGCGTGCTGCAGAATTACCTTGGTTTGTTACGCTATCTGTAGCATCTAAACTGTTGGGGTCAACATAAATGATATTTCCTCTGACGTTCTTCAGGAAATTATCTAAGCGACTAAGAGGCATCTTATTAGCACGTGAGATTCTACTTGCTAATATTTAGCATACAACAAAACCTCCCAGAGGAGGTTCTGAAGTCACACTTTTTGGGTCACTGATGCGATTGTATCGCCATCACATTCTAACATATATTCTACAGTTTTGGCAACATCTTCCATTGCTAATTTTAGATCTTGTCTCTGCCCTGACTCCATTCTACACACAGGTCGTCTATTGTCTACAAGAGTCCATCTCCAAAATCCCATTTCTTGACAATACCACAGATTTATTCTCATCTTAGTCTACTGGCAACATTTCAGGATTTTCAAGTTCTAATTCAAACAACATAGGATGACACTCTTCATCAATCAAATAGAATGATGAGTAGTACAAATCCTCTGGTTCAAATTCCCTTTCCCTATCTGCCAATTCTAAAATTTCCTGATCATACCAATAACTTTCAGGAACATCATCAAAAGTAAATGGGACTTGATTGATGAAATACATCTGGACTAATTGAGTCCTTCCATTGTACCAACAGTAGCAGGTATCAATTCTGTACTTCATAGAACTGAATTCCTATTTTGGTTTATTTATTGTATAGGACGAGGGGGACTTGAACCCCCACGGGACTAACTCCCAACAGATTTTAAGTCTGGTGCGTCTACCACTTCCGCCACCGTCCCATCATAAATGCGAGGATGAAAGGCACAATACTCATTGAATGTGATTTTCATCTCTTTCCAGGAGAGACCACAGTTTGCTGCTGCTTTGGGAACATTCCACTTTGCTGCAAACAGCATTTCCATTGATTTTCTGGTCTCTGGTCGCATTTGAAAAAAGTAATAGGGTTGATTTTTTACTGGGAAATTTTTTGCCCCGATTTTGGAATCAAAGGTCAATTTTGGTTAGGGGGTCAACATAGGCAACATCCTCTGGGTCAACTAAGTTACGAACCACCTCTAACACATTCATAAACTGCTCAACACTGTCACAATCCACAACCTTCTCTTCCCCTGCACTGGACAAAAGCAAGAAGGATTTGGATAGAGGATTAACTACCACCCTTGTTAGATATTCATCTTCCAATTGTGTCTCCTGATTGGTACTTATCCAGTATAGGGTGCTCAGGGGGTGGTGTCAAGCATCATACGGCCACTTGTCACCTTCGTCCATCTCAACAGGCAAAGGAACAACATCCTTTCTGGTGGCATTGACAGTGTAATAGGCATTCACAGGTCCACCAGAAGCAGATTTCACAATGACCTGCTTACCCCAATTGATCTTTTCAACAAACAGATCTTGCCAACATCCCATTGGTGTCAGGTGAACAGTAATGGAATCAATATCAACCAGTCCATCCCAGTAGTCAGGCAAATTGATCACATTGCAGTCCTTCATAGTGCCACGGAAGTAGACACCATTCTCAGGTCCTTCCAGGCAAGCATGAACAAGCCTCTTACCTTCTTTAGTGGGGTGAGGAATGTTGAATGGTTTTACAGTAAAAGTTCCTGTGTTGGCAGTTACATTTCCACTGAGAGTGATAGAAGCACCAGTATAAACAGTAACTCCAGCTTGACCACAGGCAGGGATTGGTGTGATAGCAGTATTTACTTGAAGAGTATTGATCTGTGCATTGCCATAATAGTATGGAGTGCAAGGTTCAAAACCACCAATGGGATCAGGATCTACATCATCATTTGTAGAGAACTTTTGAATAAAATCAAATCTTGTAGATGGTGTTCCAGTAACCACTGGATCTGTGCAATTTTGTGTTCCTAATGTTTGTGGTACAAATGTCATTTCTGGTTCTCCTTAACATCATAGTGGTATCCTGAGATAGAATACTCTTCATTATTACCTGGATAATCTCCTGGTGTCTTTCCTTCATACTCTGGAATCAGTTTCTCACCATCTTTCCTTTCGGCATAGATGTGATAGAAGCAATTGATGGGAATGCCACTCTTAGATTGAAGATAGATCTTCTCAGCATCAATTCTCTTCACAATAATATCCTGATGAGCACCAATTGGAGTCAGATTTACTGTGATAGAATCCTGATACACAAAATCCTTCCAATATTCTGGAAGATTGATTTCAGTTTTGTTCTTTACCTTACCTCTGATGTATACATCATTAGTTGGTGCTTCTGGACAGGTGTGTCTCAATCTCCATCCTTTCTTTGATGGGTGTGGGATATCAAAGTTCTTCTTTGCAGAAAGAATATGAAGACCACATCTGGATGCCACTTCTCCTTGAGCAATAAGATTGGTTCCTACATTGATTCCTAAGTTAGTATCAATCTGACCAAGAAATGCGGAAGATCCTTGAACAGCAAGAGAATATGGATTATTGATACCAGTGCAAAGTGCTCCTGGAATCAAAGGTGGTCCCAAGAGATCTGGATTGGTAACAGGACCAATCATTGTAGTTGCCCAAACATTTGGAAAAACATTTGGGTTGCCCATGATAACTGGACCTTCCATATAGGCAGATCCACGAATCTCAAGAGGACCTCTACCCAAACATTCAGGATTGCCTTGTCCTACAAATAATCTTTTACCAATATAGGCATCAGGTAACTTAGCCATTATAAAATACTCCTATTTTTATCTTCATTAGCAGATCCTCCTTTAGATCCTTTTATTTCAGTGAATCCATCAGCAATATCCACCAATCCTCCATAAATGTCACAAATGGTTTTTCCAATTACATTTACAGTTCCATCAGAAAAGATCTTGGCAGATACTGATGCATTGGCATCAAATATTTTTGTCTTTATTAGAACTTTCTCATTAGATTCTAACCTAATAACTCCATTCTTTCCATTTGGTCCAGATGCAATTAGATCAATGTTTATCCCCTCAATTCTAACACGTCCATTGGGAGCACGCAATACTAAGTCACCACTAACAGCATCAATATAAACACCTGGTTTACCTTTCCCTACACGATCTCCTGCTTTGACCTGAAATGAACCTAAAGATCTACAAATTGTACCATCTTTGCGATGGTCTTCTCCAGTAGAATCTAATGTGATGTAGTGTAGTTCTTCCTGACCACTTCTTAGCATCACTGCAGACAAATTGTTGTCTTCATGAATGTGACCAAAAGATATGTCACCATCAGCATTACCATATCTAAGAGTATGGTAGTTCTTTCTTTCTGCCATTAAAGTTTACCTACACAGTCAATTACTGTTATCAGATCACCAGTTACTGGTTTATCTACATCTTCACCAATTCTATCTATGCACAATTGTGGCAAGAGAATTGCATTATATCCAGTGGCACTCTCTATGGTCACAGTTGGAAGTTCAGTAAATCCTTCACCACCCTTTGTTACCTTGATACTTTCAACTCTACCAAATCTATTGAAGGTAGCAACTGCTTCTGCACCATTGCTTGGTTCAATCACTACTCTATCATTAGCACTATAGTTTACACCAGCATTTTCAATAATGATGTCACAAAGATAAAGAACAGCAGGATATGCTCCAGTGCTTAATGTTGGTGCAAGACCACGCAATGATCCATAATTAACTTCTGGAGTTGTAATACATCCATCTCTCTTCATGATGTGTGGAACTCCTCCAAGAATTTCTTCCCCACCACCAGAATCACTATTGGGTTCTGTAACAACTCTTGCACCAGCAGGAATTGTCACTGAGTCCCCTGCCACAACACAAACTCTATTGCCTGGTGGGATGGGGATCTCATAATCACCATTCTCATGTTGAATAATGGTCTCATTATTCTCTGCCCAAGTTCTACCACTACCACCCAAACTACCATCAGGTGAAGGCAGATAACCTGTTCCACCATCAATAATTTCAATTCCAATGATACCTGTTGTCTCTGTACCATCTGGAAGAGTTCCTGTTGGATCTGTTGTAGTTTCTCCAACAATAACTGTACCAATAATAGGTCTAATTACAGCTCCATCACCTTTTCCACACTGATCATACACCTTACCAAAGGTATCACCAACCAAATAATTGATACCCGCATTGACAACCTCTGCGCCAATGACTGATCCCTGACCACTTACAACAAGATTGACAGCAGCTCCTGTTCCACCACCAAAGAATTGTGCAAGTGGTGGTCCACATGCTACTGGTCCAGTGAAACATCCACTTAAATCAAACATTGAATTGATATCGAGATTGAAGTTGAAGTTATCTCCATTCAAAGTGTCTGAAACTTCTCCTGGATAAGATGTGACTTTGTTTATCAATCCTTGAATATTTCCTGCAACTGAGTTACCTGCACCTAACCACATGCTCCATTCATCCACAGTTGTACACTCTGGATCATCATCACAACTCAGGAATGAAAGAACATCTTTGATCAGATCAAGAGCATCACCAACAATAGAAACTGCTCCACCAACAATAGAATTGAATGCACCAAACACTTGACCAATGACGCTATTGATCAATGATGCAATCTGACTCAGGATACTTCCTAAGAAATTATCAACTAAGCATTGTGCAGTATTGACAACCTTGAGAGCAGCACCTCTGATAAAATCAGCAATAACACTGATCAAACTTGCAATTATTTTTCTAAACAAGCAACTAAAGGCATCATTAGCAGATCTTCTTGCCTTATCAAGGGCTGGTTGTTCATTTGGAAACACTAAGTTGTAAAGTTTTTTGGCAACACTATCAATCTTTTTATTAATTTGTTTCTCTACATCATTCAAAACTGATTTGATTGCTTCCATTATCTTTGCAGTTTTCTTTGCAATCCACTCATCAATGTCTTTTTGTATATCAGCAGTTTTCTTGGCAACATCAAACTGAAACTTGTAAACTGACTTCTTTATCTTCTCTATCTCATTGAGAGTATTTTGAAGTTCTTTGCTAATTTGTCCTAATTTGGATTTGCAATCAGTAGATGTTGCTAAGGTCGCTTCTATCTTTCCATCAGCCCTTTTACCTGCGCCATCAAGGTCCTTTATCTGACCACCAGTAGGGCTCTGTATAGTTACACTTGCAATACTATATGTTGAAGCACTTGGTGAAAATAAAGTGTCAGATTGAGAGATTGCTGCTGCAGTAGTAATGCCAGTCAGTGGAGCAACAACACCTTGATTTGGATTTAGTTTTTGTGCATAGACAGGAACTTTTGCCTCATCAAATCCATTGAAAGGTCTAAATCCACTGGCAGGTAATCCCTTTAGAATCTGATTGTAATTATTGTGTCCAATAGCACCCATGATGATGGGATTCTGTGCATCCTCACCATCCAAAAAGAATCCAAAGACAAAAGTACCTTGAGTCAGGTTAGCAGATTGCCATGATGCTCCACCACCACCTCCTGCAGTGGTTGGATACATGACATGTGCCCAAGGAAGATCCTTATCTGGCAATTCTTTTAGGTTATCTGTGTGATAACCCATAATGCGAACCTTATATCTCTCACTAAAACCTGGAGTTTGGTTTGTAGAGGTGACAGTTCTTCCAGTCAGATTACCTTTCCATTCTTTTTCTGGAGCAATCTGACCTATCCACCAGATGAAACCATCTCTACCTACAAAATGCTTTTTGAATAAACCTTGCTGTTCTATCATTGTTTTATACTAATCTTGCTACTGGTACTAAATCCATGGATGTATATGTTTCTGTTGGTGTAACTCTATGACAGACATTTGCTATCATATAATTTCCTGTTAAATTTTTATCTTCTTCTGGTTCATTACCCACAGATGATCCTCCACCACCAACTGCTTCAAATATACAATGGATGATATTTCCAGCAACCATACTAAAATCACCAGATATAACAATATTTAACTTCTCTCTGAATAGATTATTATATTGCATGATAGACTGGACCATGTTCTTAGGTGCATCATTGGTGGGATTTAAAGGATCATTTCTCCAACTTTCCAACTCAGCTTCTGAAGTAACTCCAGATGGTAAAGTGCCAATGTCAAGAATATGGCTCATTAGTCTGGATGGAGAATATGTAAGTGTTCTATCTGGCAATGCTCTGAGTTGAGGAATTGTTTTACCCTCAAGCACTGCAGCAGTAAAAGTTTCCTTATACACTTCATTTCTATCTAAAATATCTGCAATAATATCAAAGTCTCTGACTTTATAATCCATAGAATAAAAGTCAAAAAATATTGTTCTATTATTGTAGGATCCAAGAGCTAAATCTTTTTGAGTATCAAGAGAAGTATCTACAGTGTATGTTAAAATCAAATTATCCCCTTGGTTCAGATCTATAGATTTTGCAGAAGTACTCACAAAGTTCTTGACCCTAAAGGTATATTTTCTACCCTCAGATGTGTTTACCACATTTACTTTCCTCTTGGATCTGCTTTTTTTATCCTCTTCGCCAAAAAATCTATTAGCCAAGGAGACAAAATGCATACCCAACCTTGTCTGGAAAAATACAAATCCAGCCCTTCTATTAATTGTTGGAATGTTTGATACTGGAAGTGGAACTCCTTTACTTGCTAACTTTGTACAGACACCAAAAGGTTTACTATCATTTCCTATAAAATTATAAGTCAATGCAGTTTCTTCAACTTCTATGAGACTTTCTTCTACTCTTAGAACATCTTTGACTATTTTTTTGACACTATCGCTAATTTTTCCATCATATCTTTTTGATACTCTAACCAATTCATTAGTAAATGCTTCTCTTGAAACTAAATCTATGGCATAATAATTTTTCAAAGAACTTGTACTGACATCTCTTATTCTTGAGACATACATTCCATTATACATTTTTAAATTATTGAGAGATTTTCCTCTCCCATCTATATCAACTCTGTTATTATAATTATTATCCTCAATATCAAAATCAACTCTATTACCACCACCTATACCAGGATATAAATTGCCCTGAGAATTCCCCAAAATTCCACCAGGAGATGCTTTTAACTTGCCATTTGTATAGATGTATCCACTATCAACAATTTCAACAGTTGCTGAAACATAATTAGATAAAACACTCTCATAAAAATAGAATTGAGTCAAAGATCCAGTGAGATCCACTGCATTGCCTTCTCTGTCAGAAATGACAAATTTCTTTATATTTACTGGAGCAATTGCTGCATTGGTATTAAGGGGAACCTTTTCTTGAAAATTACTCATTATACCTATGCGTTATAAAGGGTGCTTTGAATAGTGTGGTCATAATATCTATTTAACGCTCCAGTGTCAGGTATCATAGCAAACTTTGTTCCACCTCCACCAGACACTTGTTGTCCCCCTCCAGATGCAACAGGAACTATCAAAGTCTGTGCTACTTGTTCTTCATATGAAGCCTTTTTACTTACAGCAGTTGCTTGATCAAGTGCATCAGGTCCTGCTGGTTGAGCAGGTTTTACTTGTGCTGGCATTCTGTAATACTTTCCTTCTCCACCATATTCAGCAGCATATGCTGCAGGAGATGCTTCCCAACTAAACGCTGCTTTACTACTGGAGTTTGATATGATGTTTCCATTATCTAAAACAATACCAACATGTTTTTGTCCAGGAGCAATATACAAATCTCCAGGTTGCTGATTGCCAGGTTCAATGTATTGATATCCATCCTTTATCATAGCATTCTCTGCATCTGGAACCCAGTTAGAACTACCCCATGGTGTTTTCAATCCTGCTTTTGCAAATACTTTATTGACTGCCCATACACAACCATTTCTTCCACCATCAGGAGCTGCTGCACTACTGAATCCTTTCATAGATTGTGCTGCAGCTGCTAATGTTTTAGATGCTTGTCCAGGTATTGCAGGTGTTTGAGGATTAAAGAATCCATCTTTTATTTGCTGCTCTATTATTGCTCGTGATCTTGCTCGTTGGGGCTCCAATGCTGCTATGGACTTATCAAAATCAAGTTTGAGTTCTTGAAGAGTTTGCTTATACATCTTAAGTGCTTCTGGGTCCCATTTGTCTGGAGTAAGATGACCAAAAGTGCCTTCTATTATTGCCTTTCTCTGGGCAGGTTTTAGTCCTGGTTGTTTCCAAACTGCATTTGGTCCTGTTATTTCATCATATTTTGCAGTTGGAGCTGCAAATACTGCAATCAAACCCAAAGCAGCCAGAGCAACCAATCCAGGTGGAGACAACAATATACTGGCAAGCAATCCAGCAAGTTTGAAGAATAATGGCAAACCAATGGTTAGTAATCCACCCAAACTCAAGAGAGATGATGCTGCAATTGTCCCCACAATTGCCATTGTTCCTATAAACATGGCAACAAAGTTGTCTTCTAAGAATTTGAAGATTTGTGCTGTCTTCTTTGGATCACTAAACCAATTTAACAACTGCATGATGGCAGTTGAGAAAACAAATCCCTTTAAGAAATTCAAAGCACCATCAAAAATAGATGACTTAGGACCTGCAATCTTTGCTGAATTTTTTACTACATCTTTCTGTTCCTTTATCTCTGACTGCTCTTCCTTGCTCTTCTTCTGAGCATCCTGTAAAGATTTTGCTTGAGCAACAGACTTTCTCTTCTCATTTGCCAATTCATTTTGCTTAATTTGAGTCAGAGTGTTAACATTCTGAGTTACAGAATCCAAAGTCTTTACCAATGCGCCATAAGATCCTTCTTCACCACCTTGTTTTGGAACAATACTGGCATTGATGGATCTATAGTATGAGGTTTTTATAGTTGGAACTATTGCTGCCCTGGGTTTGACCACTATAGAGTTTGGTTTAGAAGTTTTAGTTTCTTCTGTTCCACCTCTTTTGGCTAGAGCACCTTTTTTATCTTTCTTGTCTTTCTTTTTAGATGCTATATTTTTTAGAGCACCTGTAAGTAACATCATCATTTCTTACTATGCCCCCACAATATTGTATTGACCTTTGATTGCATACAAATATGGATTTGTTGGGTCAAAAGCACTGAAGTTTGCTACCTTCTTTTGGTTTGGAGTTGCTGTAGAAACATTTGTCCCATTAGTATTACCTCCCATAGGAAGTGCAGCAATACTTGGAGCAGGTGCAGCAGGTTTTGGTGGAGGTGGTGCAGAAGCTACAGTCTTTGTGGGGGAAACACTTGCTGGAGTTATTGAAGATGTAAATTGAGGTTTTGTTCCTTTCAAAGAGTTGATAGCATCCAATGCTTTTTGGTCAAATTGCAGTTTATTTCTTGGATCAGCAAGCCATGGTTGAGCACCTCTTTCGCTTGCCAACTGGACTGCCAATCTGTCTTGATTAGCTGCACTGAATTTATCAGTCATCTTCAGACCAGCTCTTTGTGCTAATCCTGGTAAAGTATCTCCAGTGAACTGATATGCTCCTGCAGCATGAATAAATCCTTCAGCATTTGTGAGATTCTTATCCTGTCTCCTTATGACTTCGCCAAGAGTCATGTCAGTAATTCTTTGACCAAGAATGGTTTTTGAGTCACCACTCTTTGGAGCAGCACCAGTTCTGTCTGCAACAGTTCCTTGATTCATAGCATCATATCCACCAGAACCTGCAGATTCATACTTCTTAATGTACCCCAAAGCAGTTGCTTGCATTGAAGTGAGCCCCACTGTTGGAGTTGCAGTTACTTTAGTAGGACCAGTCTCTGATAAAATAGACGGTTCTGATTTTGGTTCAGGATATTTAATTAAAGGTATCTGCATTTTATCTGTGATTGACTGTGTAGGAATCACAGGTACTTTAGGAATAGTCAGTGGACTACTACCCATCTTTTTAAGTAATGGATTTATAGCATTTTCAAGATTGACCAACTGAGCATTGGCACCTTCAATTACCTTATTGATTGGATCAAATATTCCCTTCAAAACACTTGCTATTCCAGCATTGACTTTCTCAATGACACCATTAACCCAATTGATCAGAGGTCTAAAGTATTCAATAGGATCCTCAAGGAATCTCAACAACTCCATTATGAGTGTAGAGAACAGGAACTTCTTCAAGAATCCACCAACAGTATCAAAGATATTTGTTATAGGTTTCATGGCACTCTTCAAAGCACCTGGAACACCTGTCATTATTTTCTTTCTTTCTTTAGCAATCTCCTTTTCTTTCTGCTCTGCCCTTTGAGCAGCAACTCTTTCCTTTCTACTTTGCTTCTCCTCCTCTTTATCTTGTCTGATAGAAGTTTGTAAAAGTTTTCTTATTGCATTGTCAAGATCAGATACCTTCTCAGCAACTTCAACATTAACAGGTGCTTCTGCTTCTTTTAAATCTTCCTGTGGTTTTGTAATTGCCCTTGGTGCTGCCTTTACAATAGCAGATGTTTTTGTTTTCTTTTTTCCAACAAAAGATTCTTTCTTTATCTTCTGCCCCTTGACCTTAAATCTACCAGTCTTACCTTTGACTCTCTTAAATTCATCAGTCAGTAATTGAACTTCTTCTGTAGGAATCTTACTATCTGGCATTCTACCAGCAGCCATTCTCTCCCTCAGAAGAGTTTTGTATGTATCATAGTCAATATCAAATACATCTTCCAGACCCAACAATCTAAGAATCTCTGGATCAATATCCTCATTCTCTACGCTATCACTTTCTTTCTTTTCTGCCTTTGGGACAACAACAATCGCAGAGGATTTCTGAGACTTACCTTCGCCTCTAATGGAATTCAGTAAATCGTCCAAACCCTCTGGAATGTTATCCGCCATTTTGTGCTTGCTTGTACTTGAGTTCTTCTTCCTCTAAGTGTTGCTTCAAGAGTGTGACATAAACATCACGCTCCCAAGGCATCATATTTTCTATCTCAGTTAATGAATATTTATGGTACTGCATCAAGGCGAAGTTGAGTTTATAATAGTTCTCAAGGTCCATATGGGACATGCCTATGCGAAAAAACTGGATAAACCCTCCAAAACTACAGTGCTCTTCTTCTTAGTCTTTGGATTAGTTACCTTAACTTCATAAGATAATTTAGGCATTGTCTCAAAGAACTTTTCAATCTGCTTGAACTGCAGTGAGTTCATCTGCTCAAGGAATTCAATAACTTCTTGTTTAGTGACATCAGCAGTAGACCAAACTTCATCTTCACTATAGATTGTGTCTACACAAGATGCAATCAATTCAAATGATTGATCCATACTGACATTATCACTAAAATCAAAGTTACTTGTAATGAATTGTTCAAGAGATGGATATCTCATTTCCATCATCAGATCATCAGAGAGTTTGATTCTCTTTGAGTGATCTTTGTGCTCAATGACATTGATCTCATCAATGGGAATAGTGATGGGAATTTCTGTCTCACCATCATCAGGTGCAATAATATTGACCTCTACTTCCTCACCAACTGACTTACCTCTGATGTTCAGAAAGAGATATTCAATATCAAAAGTTGGAAGTGCTTCTACTTTGATTCCCTTGGTCTCAATACAGTTTTTCAGAACTGTCTTGATTGCTGTGGTGATTTGTTTTGTATCTTCACTTTCTAATGCAAGGACCAATAATTTTTCTTCTTTGACAAGGAATGGTCTATATTGAATGGTCTTTTTAGTTGATGGCAATTCCAACTCATATGTTGGCGTAGCAATTCTTGGTAAAGGCATAACAACCTATAAAGATTTCAGTGTGATTATTTAGGGTGTTCTAAAGACTGTCCCTCTTGTTTCAGATGGAGGACCTGATGCTCTTATATTGAGCCCTCTTCTAATGTAAGTTTCTGTACTGGAACCACCAGACTCACCACCACCTCCTGTAGGTTGAGGTGATGATGGTGCAGTATTATCAGAGGTAACAGGAAAGTTAATGCCTCCTCTACGAACTCTTTGCTTGACGTATCTGATATAAGAGAATGAAACATTACATCTCAGAACATCACTTTGATCATAAGATACAGGCATGGATGTGATTGATGTTGGGAATGCCTTGATGAAAGTATAGGCTAAGTTTTCTCCCCTTGCATCCTTTTCAAATTTTGTGATGTGAACATCACTTCTATATGTGTCTGGGTAATTGAATCTGAAGTTTGCTACTGAACTCTTATATACATCTTGCTGACCCTGCCCAGAAATAAAATCAATCCACCCATCAAAGAAATCAACAATCTTATAATCCCTGTCAACATAAAATGTCATATTCAATGTGTCATCATAAGAACGACGATATGCCATTTTCTCTGTCACACCATGGTAATCATTATTTGCTTCATGAGTGAACAAACTTGTTCCAGGAAGAGATGTTTCTGAGCAAAGAAGTTCTAAATCCTCACCATCAAATCCATAATAGATACCTCTTAGCGCAAGAAATGCACTCACATCTGGGGGTGGCTGAACCTTTACCTGATATACAGATGTTTGGGCAAGATTTAAAATCCTACTCTTCAAGTCTGATGTTTTGACTCTATTAGGACGTGGAGCAGGCATCTATAAATAATCGTGACTACTATTACTATGTATGGCTGAAAGTATCAAAAGTATCTTCAAGCCTCAACACCCTGAGAAGTATCAAGGAAATCCTAATAATATTATTTGCAGAAGCAGTTGGGAAAGAAGATTCTGCCACTGGTGTGACATCAATGAGAATATCATAAGATGGGCATCAGAAGAATTTAGTATCCCATATTTGTCTCCTGTTGATAATAAAGTTCATAGGTATTATCCTGATTTTCTTATTGAAGTGAAGGAGATGAATGGACAGATCAAGAAATATGTTGTTGAGGTAAAACCAAAGAAGCAAACTCTACCTCCAGTGAGGAAAGAAAGAGTCACTAAAAATTATCTCTATGAGTGTCAACAGTATGCTGTCAATCAGGCAAAGTGGAAATATGCAAGAGAGTTTTGTTTAGACAATGGAGTTGAATTCAAGGTCATCACAGAAGACGAATTAGGTATCAAGCAGTATGGATCTAAAGCAAGCTCAGTATCTGGAAGATCCAAAAAATCGTATAAACGCAAAGGTAGATAGCATCAGTGAACTTGGTGATCCTGATGACATGATGATTGAGATCATGGATACCTTAACTGAAACAGAACTCATTCCAGACATTGGTAGATACTATACTTTTGTTTATACTCCTAAGACACCAAGAATTGAATATGATCAGAACCCATTGATTGCTTGTGTTGGTTTATTCAAGTGGGGATTCAGAGGTATCAACTATCACTGGGCACTGAGAGATGCTAATCCTTTCAGAAATTATACCTGGGAAGAAGTTCCTGGAAGATTGCACTTGGTTTATCCCACTGAACTGCAGGACATGAGAGCAATACCTTATCAATATTTCAGAATAAATAACTAAACTGGACCAAGAGCCTTAATATCTGATGGCAGCAAATACTAAAACTGTAAAAGTCACCACAGACAGTGGTAAATTCCAGATAAAGGCTGCAGACGGAACGCCAATTTGGGTCAGGGTAGAAACAGATTCATTCCCAAAAATTGACGGACAACAAATAATTAATCCTAATAATGGATCCTCTGTGCAAAGACTCTATTACTATGAAGGACCAGGAATCTTAAATCCATTTGGAACTTTAGGAGCAACCAGAACTGGACAAGGTGCTTGGACATATGAGGATTATCCTCCCAATTTACCTTGGCAACCACCAACAAACACTCCAGTATTTGGCGCATCCACTCAAAAAGCGCTTTCAAATAAATCAAGTGATGCTGTTAAGGCTATAAACAATGCCTCTGTGAATTCTACAGATGGTGCAACTGCTGCATATTCTTCTTTTAATACACCAATCAAAATGACTATTGATGGTGCCAGATCTGGTCTTGGAATACTGCAGGTTGCTAAAGTAAATCCAAATGAAGAGGAACCACTTCAACCAGGTCTTGGTGGAAATCCTGAAAGCAAACCAGTAGGAGAACAAGGTGGAGAGGTGCTTCCTTCAGTTGCTGCAGTACCACCTGTTGAGCAACCATCCACTCCTATAACTCCCCAACCACAACCAGAACCATCTGGTCCAAAAATAACCCCAACTATTTTAAGGTATCCTCTTGCTAATTTAGATGCTGCAAGTGAATTAGGAATTACTTATGACTATATCAAAATTAAAGTTGTTGACCATATTTCATCACTGGATTTGGGAAGATTGTCAGGAAGTGTTGGAAGTGCTCAAGGAAGACCAACTGACTATGGCAATCAATTTGTAGAAACTTTTAATCAACTACCACCAACTCAAAGTTTGTCTAAAGCGTACTTTGGTTCTCAAGAAACATATGCTTATATCATATTACCAATGCAACCAAACCTTTCATCAACAAATAGTTCTGACTGGGGAACAGACAGTGCTAACATGTTGCAATTAGTTGCAGGATCTATCTTCAACAGTTTTTATGGTGGAGTTGGATCTAAGGGATTAAGTTTTGACCAGATTGGAAAATTGGGAAATGATATTGTTCAAGGAGCACAGAGTTTGATCAGAGCTGGTGTTGGTGGAAAACAAGAAATTGCTGCTATGTTGGCAGGTCAAACTGTTGGAACTAATCTACTCACAAGGGCTACTGGAACTGTTGTCAATCCAAACTTAGAAATGTTGTTCAATGGTCCAAGACTAAGAACCTTTAACTTTACTTTTGATATGACTCCAAGATTCAAAGAGGAAGCTAAAGAGATTAGAAAGATAATAAGAATTTTAAAAAAATATATGATGCCTGCACAACATGAATCCAGTGCATTTTTGAAGTCTCCAAAAATTTTCCTGCTGGAGTACATATATAATGGAAATGCTTCTGATGAAGAAGCAGCAGACTTTAATGAAAAGACTTTATCATCACCAAAGTCTCATCCATATTTGAATAAAATTAAACCTTGTGCATTGACTGATCTAAATGTCAACTACACTCCTGATGGATCTTATATGACATATAGAGATGGTGGTTCTATGACAAGATACACACTCACCATGTCATTTAGTGAAATTGAACCAGTATATCAAAATGATTATCAAGGTGATGATTTCAATCCACCAGATCCAGGTTACTAAAAATGGCAAGTCCTTATTTCAGTTACATTCCAAACTTTGAGTATGTCAATAGACTCAAAGAGAACAAAAACATATCTGCTTATCTTGTAGTCAAGAACCTTTTCAAGAGAGGTCAGTTACGTGAAGATATTTTTCAAAACTTAACTTTCTTCACTAAGTATAAAGTCATTGGAGATGATAGACCAGATAATGTTGCTTTCAAAGTTTATGGAAATCAATACCTTGATTGGTTAGTTCTCCTTTCCAACAATGTTATCAACTTTGAAAATGAATGGCCAATGGAACAGCAATCATTCATCAACTATCTCTATGGTAAGTACAGAACTGATGCAAATATAAATGCTGTTCATCACTATGAATCACCTGAAATAAAAGATAGTAAAGGCAAAATTCTCATTCACAAAGGAGTGAATGTTCCTTCTGATTTTTCACTAACCTATTATGACTCTGGTCTTGGTACAGAAGTAACCAGAAGTAATATTGCAACTGCAGTTACAAACTATGAATATGAAAATAAAATAGATGAAGATAAAAGAAACATCTACTTACTCAAACCAAAGTATGTAAGTCTTGCAATTTCAGATATGGAAGATGGTTTGCCATACAAATCTGGAGGTAGTCAATATTATAGCAGCACTCTATCAGTAGCAGAAAACATCAGATTGTACTCATAAAAAAGTAATAGGCACAAAAAAATCCTGGGAAATTTTTTCCCAGGATTTTGGAATTACTTTCCAAATTTGCGATCCATCTTCAGTTTGATGTAATACATTCCAATCACCCATAGGGAGAAGAGGAAACCCTCTCCATACCCCATGGTATTCCATGCGTGTACTGCTTCCATCACATGTCAGCAAGTTTGCTGAAGTAACTCAGAGCATCATCCTCATCCTCATCATTAGAAGATGCTTGGGGAGTTGATTGAGATGCCTTGTAGCTTTGCTCAAGTTTCTCCATCACTTGCTCTTCACTCACACGCTTGGTTTCAACTGCAGCATAGTTGTCATACTCAGTCTCTTCATCCACAGTAGAAATACGAGTGGACTTCTTACCAAGCACATAGTCAAGACGCTTTTTCAAGTCATCATAGGACTTGAATTGGTCAGCAGCAGTCAGAGCAGCAAGAGAATACTGCTTCTTCCAGAGTGCTTCCAGTGCATCATCATCTTCCAGCAGAGCACTGGGACGATCAAACTCAGACTTATCATAGTTCCAGTAACCATCCTTCTTCTGAAGTTTCAGTTTGAAGTTAGCACCACCCCAGAAGTCAAAGGGGTTGATGGGAGTTTCATCTTCAAACTCAGGTTGCATGACATCCATGATCTTGTCGAAGATCTTCTTACCAAACTTGTAAAGGAACACCCCACCCTCATTCTGAGGATTGGCAGGATCTTTCACAACATAGATGTTTGCATAGAAGGAGAGTTTGCGCTTTTGCTTACGCACAGTGTCTTTATCTGCATCATTACCACTGTTCCACAGTTCACGATTCAGTTCACTAACAGGATCCTTTTGGTTGAGAGTAGTGAGAGAATTCTCAATGTACCAACCACCAGGACCTTGGAATGCATGGGAGAACAGTTTGACCCAAGGCAGATCTTCTCCTTCAGGAGCAGGCAGGAAGCGGATTACAGCATATCCATTACCAGACTTATCCATTTCTGGTTTCCACAGGCGGTCATCAGCACCACCACTACCAGTATTATTCATCTTTTCAACTTCCTTCACCAGTTTGCTGGTGAGAGAACCCAGAGAAGATTGCTTTTTGAGATCTTTGAAAGACATTTGGTATACTCCGTATTTGTTGTATTTGGTCTGTTCCCTTGGCTTTGTCTGGGGATCGGGTAGCCCCTTGAACCATGAACTATAGGACTTTTTCAGTGGATTGTCAAGGAAACTCATCAAGAATCATGGATGTTTTTCTTCATTGACTCCAGCACTTTAGTCATGTTGGAGAAGATGTAGTTCAGATCTACATCCTCAGGAAATCCCAAAGACCTTGCAGAGTCAAGGATCTTTTCCTTCATTGCTTTTGCATCTGGATCATCAGACAAACTCATTCTGGTGTAAAGAATTTTCTGCTTCTCCAATAGTTGAGCCATGACTTCCACATGCTCAACCTTTTGTTCCTTTGTCATGGTAGGAAACTTCCAGACACTATCATATACTTCCTCTTGAAGTCTGGTTATTTCCTCCATCTCTTGTCTGACTAATTCAGACCCAAAAAAATCACTCATGTTTCTCCGCAAATTATACCCTTCAGGGTTTTTCTGTATTGGAATATATCTATATGTAGGAAAGCATCATACTTTTTCATCCTCATTGATATAAATTTCCAGACAGGATCATCCAGTTTCTTATCAAACTTATTCTTGAATCCAAGAATTCTATTGAGGATCAATAGTGTTTCTAAAGAGATATTCTTTTGAAGATGTTCTTTGATGATTGGTGGATGCTTTGTTCCCACAATCTCAAACATTGCATCAAAGTTCTTTCCATCAAAGACAGACTCAACTTCTCCCTTGAAAAAGTAAGATAAAGACTGCACTTTTCTTTTCCAAGAGGTGTAATTGTCTTCACCATTTTTCATGATCTCCCCAATCCAAAGAGTTTGAGGATCATCACAGTTCACAAAATTAGAGACGAAGAAATCAATAGTCTCTTCATCATTCTTTTGTCTGCTCAACTTTTCAAAGAAGAATCTGTCCTTCCTTTTATAGAAGGATTGAAGAGATGCTCTGGACTTACCACAGTATTTGTGGTAGTCATAACTGTCTCTTGTAAAGTGATTCTTCAATCCAAGGTAAGACTTATAAACTTCAAAGGGAGTCACTTTGGGGATCATAAAGGAAGTTTAGCATGAGATGTTCTTTTGAGAAAATTCAAATCCATTGCTTCACATTTGATTTTCTCTTTCAATGGTTTAGAGATCAGTTTGGGAACTGTCTCAATATCAATGTTGTTTTTCTCACAGAAGAATACAATGGCATCAATATACTTCATGTCATTGTTATCCTTCACAAGAGTTTCAATCTCTTCTGAAAATTTTCTTGAGCAATAAAACTTACTCTCTAATAATTTGTTGATGTCATTTTCCTCTTTCATATTCCTGAAGTTTGAACTCAACAAATTCTCTAATATATTCGGAAAGTAATTTGATGTACTTTCTTTTGTCATACTCTTCATAGACAACACATTCTCCATCTTCACAAGACATTATGATTACAAATTTCTTGACAGCAATTCCTGTCAATTCATAGAGCATACATGCATATGCTGCACACTGTACAAAGTAGTGCTCAATCCACTTCTTTGGTTTTGGTTTCTTTGAAGTTTTGAAGTCAATGATGGCTAGTTCACCATCATACTCAGCAATACAATCTACAGTTCCAGCAACACCAAGTTTTAGACTATAGAGTGATGATTCCAGAGCATGAATATTATTTATGAGATCAAGTTGTGGCTTGGATTGCTTGAACAAAAATTCAGAGAGTGGTTGGACTTCTGGAAGTGACTCATTCTTCAGATAGTATTCAACAAGAGTATGCATGTCAGTACCACGACTGGTAGCAGCCTTGGTGATCTTATTTGCTTCATCATTTCCAACTCTTGCACGCCACTGACGAAAGATCTCTCTATTGTAGTGACTGATGACAGAGGTGATAGATACTAACTTCTCACCATTGGGAGTATCATAGTACCTAACACCATCAATAGTCTGCCTATCAAGTTTTGGAATTTCAATATCTACATGTTGAAACATTACATACCCAGTTGCAATTTAGCCATGATGTACTCTTTAACAAGTCCACTTCTGCAGATATCTTCTGCACCAAATTCTATTGTATCAAAAGATGGCATATTTTGCAAGATTCTCATGAAGTCCATGATACCAGTTCTTTCTGATGTCTTCACTAAGTCGGACTGAGTGGCATCACCACAGAACATAATCTTAGAATCCAAACCAATTCTGGTGATAATGGAATCCAGTTCATGGAAGTTCAAGTTCTGGAATTCATCAACAATGATGATTGCATTATCAAAGGTAGTACCACGAATGAATGAGGTGCTCCAGAAACTAATTGTCCCTTGTGTTTTGAGATTTGCATACAGCATTTCAAATGCAGCATCATCAGGCATCTCAAACATGTACTTCACCATATTCTTATATGGGATTTGGTACAGAGATGACTTATCCTCATGGTCCCCAGGAAGGAATCCAATCTCTCTGGTAGCTACAAGAGACCTGACAAGGTAGATCTTCTCATAGGGTTTCTTGGGATCCAATACATCCAGAAGAGCATTGTAGAGGGTAATAAAGGTCTTACCAGTTCCAGCACATCCATATGCTACCAGGTTTTTATCCTTCTTATACTCCTCAAAGAATTTTTCCTGGTTATCTGTGAGTGGTTCAATCTTCTTGATGTAATCAAGGTTGATTGGTTTCTTTCTCTTCATGGTTTTGTTGCTCATACCAAAGGGAACTGGATTGGTACCGATACCTGCTTTTGCTTTTCTTGGCATACTTAATTAGAAAGGTTTTACTTTTGCACCAGGTGCTTTGGATGCTTTACGCAGCACATCATTCCATCCTGGATGGGACTTTTGCAGTTTGTCTGCCCACTCCCCAACTTCACCTACCCCAGGAGCAGTAGATGGATCCGAATAGTCTCTTGTCCATTCAGGATTGTCTGCTTTCCACTGGTCCCAGTCATGAACACTCATCACAACTTCTTTTTGTTCACCAGTTTCGATATTGACTACAGGATAAGTTGCCATATTAAAAAATAATGTGTGTAATATTTAGACCCACTCAAGGGCTTCTGCAATCACAGGGAACTGCTCAGCAAAGATTGCTTTGCACATCTCTGCAATTTCCATGTGTTCTTTCTGAGTTCCATTGGCAGATCTCAGATCAATGTAGTGCATCCAACTGCGCAGAGAACCTGACATGTAAAGTCTGGTAGGAGTTGCCAGAGGGAGAACAAAGCGAGCACACTCTTTTGCCACACCATTATCAAGCAAGTGCTGATACAGACTCATACCTTGAGCAAAGTAGGTTTCAATCTGCTTGTTAGACAATGCTACAAACTCAGGATCCAGGTCGTCAATAGAATTCTGGCGATTCTTGGTGTCTTGACGACGAAGTTCTGGGACTGGGATCGTCTCTGAGAGTAGGGAAGAATCAGCATAGCGTTGTGAAAATTCCTGGAATGTAAATGACCTATGACGCAAAATCTGAGCTGCCAGACCTCTGGTAGTTTCAATCTCCAGAGTCATAAATGCCTGCTCAAAGATGCTCCAGTGCTTGTGTTTGATGCAATACTTCAGGAGACCAGCAAACTTATCATTGTCCTGGTTGTTGGGGTTAGAAACCCTTGCACAGTAAGCAATGTGTTGCTCTGCGTCTGGTGTGAAAGAAACTAATTTTACTTGTTGCATGGTTCTCCTCCTTTGAATTGTTTACGACACTTCTTTACTTCTTTCAATTCTGTCTTGATCATCTTATATGCAGTTTCACTATCAATCTTATCACCCATTTCCATGGCAATGATAACATCTACACGTGTACCAAAGTGCTGCAGTGCTCTCTCAAAACAATCCAACTCTTCATACATGATCCTCTTCTCCATAATAGACTTCATCATAGTCATCAATGTAAGGAACAACTTCCTCATACTGATAGTTGACCATTGGATTCTCATCAAGAAGTTCTTCTTTCAATCCTTCAAGAACCAACTCAAGTTTGCAGATTAGTTTCTGAACTTTTTCTTTATTCATTTGTTACCATTGATAAAATATGCATTGAAGTAAGCAATTATGCCATGAGAGATTTGGTTACCTTGAGAAACCCAATCATGCGCACACTCATAGATGTCTTGGGTTGAGTATGGTGCTTCATCAATCTGAGCACCACCATATTTTAGCATAAGAATGCTCAGACATTCCTGCCTCAGTTTCATTCTTTCTGGAGTGTACCTCCAATCAGAATTCTCCGTCATCATCATTCACATCCTTATAGGTCAAAGATTGATGTGGTGCATTTTCCACATATTGTTCTGGATCAGAGTAGACTTCTGCTTCCAAGGACTCTACTAATAATTTTAGGTTTTTTACAATTAATTTTAGGCGTTCCTTTTCCATTTGATAGAGTGTCTTTGTTTTTATTTTACATAAAAAAAGAGGGGCAGTCAACCCCTCAACAAAGACTATTCTAAAATCCTCCTACATATCCTTTTGCATGTGCCTTGATCTTCATCACATTCAATTAGACAATTATAGTAATCATTAATAATATCAGACTCATCAATGCTCCTATCTAAAGTTTGGTCTAATTTAGTTATACTTTGTTTCCACCCAGCTAACTGGTTATAAGAAATTAGATTGTGCATGATAACCACCATTGATAATTAAGCACATGATATAGATCGAATTTAGTACACTTTTCTCACCTCTATAATTCTACACTATCTATTAGATTTTGGTTCAGAAAGATACAAAAATTTATGCCTACGTGTTTATACCTAAAAAAAAGAGGGAGATCAATCCCCCTCAAACTTGAATATTTTATCAAACCACTCATCCAAATGAATGAGATAGCATGACCAGTAATTGCAACCTCTGTATGTTAATTGATAACATGCAGGAGGTCTATTGTCTTTATCCATGTCATCATAATGATAGACATAGTTATCCATTTTTCACCTCTTTGCTACACAGTGACCTGCCATGCAAAGTTGTGCGTTCTTTAGTTTTTTCTCCTTAACTTCTTTTGCCTTAATGACAGAAAGCCAGTTAAGTTTATTGACCTGAGGTTGTGTCATGATACCACCTCAACCTTCTCAGTGTGCTTGATACCACGGTAGGTTTCTACCACAGTATGATGCTCAACCTTTTGTTGGTTAGGGCGATTGGATGTGTCATACTTGACACCACGATAAGTAACCTGCATTGGTTTACTCCTGAAATACTAGGGTGAAATTAATCTCCCGTT